GCATAGAATTAAACAAGTTGGCAACATCTACATTTGGTTTCAATCAAAAATCAGCTAAGGGTAAAAGCCCGAAAGAACTATTTGGCGCATCTGATTCAGATGCGTCTATGATTTTTTACGCAGACAGCGTAGGCACAACTGGAAATGCTACTAGAGTAACAATAATTAACGATCCTGACGACGATACTTTCACAATTAACGTTTCAAACAATGGCATACAAGTTGAATCTTGGGGTCAACTAACAAAAGACACCAAGAGTAAATTTTATGTAGAGTCATTTGTCAATTTGGTTTCAGAATGGATTCGGGTTGTTGATAATCCGGCTAATATCTTCCCGCCAAAAAATGGGACATACCTATTGGGAGATGAAAAAGTTGCTGGTGCTGTCCGAGGTTGCGATGGCATTCCTGATAGCGTAGAACATCAGGATAAATTAATAATTGGAAATCCATTAGACAGGTCAGGACTTTATTCAATAATTGATAAAAGTCTTTTTGAAGTTGATCTAATCTTTGTGCCAGGAAGAAGTTCAAAAGAAGTAATAAAAGCTCTTACGCAGGTGTGCGATAAGCGTAGAGATTGTATTGCTTTGATTGATCCTCCTATGGAGTTATCTGCTTCTGAGGCTTCTGAGTGGGCGAAAGATTATACATCTGAAACTGGTGCTTTGGCGTGGCCGTGGGTAAAGGTAAGGGACTCTCATAATCGTATTAACGCCTGGGTTCCCCCTTCTGGTTCTGTAGCTGCTACCTTAGCTAATTTGGATTTGTGTTCCCCTCCTGGGACAATTGATGGCGGATACAACCGCCTAATTGTTCCAGGCGTATTAGATGTTTTTGGCAAGCCATTGCAAGAAGAGAAAGCAAGAATGAACAGAGAGGATTCGGTAATAAATCCTATTCTGCACTATCAAGGCTACGACAGCTTTGCAATTAATTTGCGTAATACCCTTTCTGGCGAGCGAATATCGGCTAAAAGATTGCTGATTTATGTAGAAAAAAAAGTAAGTGAAGCAATAGATATTCTACTTGCAGGCCATGAATTGACTAATAATGAACTGCTAGAAAAAATTAGTCAGATTTGTGACCATGTATTGGGACAAATAAAAAGCAGTCGCTGCATATATAGTTACACTGTTGATACCGACTACGTTGCGTCGGATAAAAGCGATGTGTTCCGAATAAAAGCAAGAATAGGTATAAGAAATAAAGAGGCTGATAAGTATATATCTAAAATTATGTATTTTGAAAAGCCCTTAAATACTACTTTCAAGTTCGAAAAAGGAGATTGATAAATGGCTTGTGCAGCATTAACATTACCAGCGGCTGGCGCTCAGCCAACCGGCGTCAATATGGGTCTTGGCCCATTGGGAACAGGCTCGCTTATTTTCAAGCGCAAATTCCGTTGGACAATGGAAATCACATATTGTGATAGCGGAGTGAGCGGTCCCAAGTGCGTTGCGAAGGAATTCGTAAAACTAGGCTCTCGTCCTCAGATTGACATTGAAGAAACAGAAATTAACTACTTGCACGGAAAGATGTTCATTCCTGGCAAGGCCACATGGCAAACAATGACAGTAACGTACTATGACGTTGCTGGTAGCGCAGGTGGTGGTATTAACGTTCAGTCCATCTTCGGTTGGATTGCTTCGGTATACGACATTACTGACCCAACAAAGCTTTATATGGGTTCCAAGCTTTCCGACTACGAAGGTACGGCTCGTATTTATCTTTATGACGGTTGCGGTAATGCGGTCGAAGGCTGGTTGCTCAGACACGTTTGGCCACAGTCGGTAAACTTCGGTGAGTTGGATATGTCTAGCTCCGAAGAATGTACGGTAGAATTGACACTCCGTTATTCAGAAGTACAATACCAGAGCTACTGTCCATCAGGCTCTATCGACAAGTGCCCATGTACACCTTGCGATTCGCTATAATCGTATTTCAAAAATAGTAAAAAGGGGCATAATTAATTATGCCCCTTTTTCTTTTATATAGGTGGAGAATCAACTATGGATATGGGCTTTTATAACCATGATGAATGGAATGGTTATCCTAATACTTGCTTAAAAAAGAAGAACAGATGGCGATTTATTATCACCGATGTTTCTGCTAGTGGCGTTGGCAGCTTGCCACCATCCAAAATGTCAAGACCATCTTTGAGCTTCAAAGAAATGCAAGCAGAACATCTTAATGAAACAATTGCTTTTCCAAGCAAACCAGAATGGAAACCAATCACATTAACGCTTTATGATATTGTCAAAGAGACAGAGAACCCTGTGTTCACTTGGTTAAAAAGACAATATAATCCTACTCCAACAGAATGCTCTTATTGGAAGCCTTGTTTACAAGACCCTTCGTTGAAGGTAGCTCAATGTTTCTTGGAAGAATACGATGGATGTGGAAATATCATTGAAAAATGGGTATTTGAACATGCTTGGCCACAATCAGTAGAATTCTTTGAAGGAGATATGAACACTGGTGAAATAGCTGCGTGTGATATTACTTTAAGATACGACCGTGCGTACATACAAATACCAGCATCCGCAAGCACACAGGATATGAATGGCATTTTGCCATCATATACATGTTCTGTCACGCCTGCGGTGTCAATTATAGACATATCTGGGATACAAATGCCGATGTCTTTTGGAGTACCAATACCCGATTTTATGATTATCAGGTAGTGGCTTCATCTCCATCTGGGTCAATGATCGCCTTACAAGCGGAGATTATATCTTCAAGCTCTTTAGTTTTACAACCTAGAACCCTACATGCGCCGCTTTTGTTAAGCCTAGCTTTCTTTGTGTAAACTAGATTCTCATTGCTCAGAAAAGCATCAACAAACTCACCATACCCAGCATCTATTAACTTTTGCAAAAGCTCCTGTTGTTCAAGTATGTCTTGTGGGTTACTGCTTCTCATATTAATTCCATTAAACTAATTATACCTAGCATACTTATCCTTGGCAACCCCCGTGGATTTAGCCTTGGATGGCTGTAAACTTTTGTCGGCATTTACACTCAAGTAATCACCGAACTTCTTTTTAAGTTCATTATAGTTCCTGGCTGATCTGTATAATTGTCTGTAGTGGTTTAGAATACATGTAGTCATATAATTAAAAGCTTTGCCCTTTTTAGGATCAAACCTATCAAGTTTCTCAAAACATATCATAACAAATTCTTGCACCGCATCATCCACATCAACAAAATGGAATTTGCGATATCTAATTATGTTTTCTGAAAGAGTAAAAAACGCAATAGCCAGTTGGCTTTGCGAATCAGTAAAATCTTTCATAATTGCATTATACTCGTTAACCTTAGACGTTAACATAGCATTTCTCGGAACATTAGCATTTCTGTTCAGAGAAGCTTTTAGATCATCAATTATTAACTCGTACTTGAGTTTATCTTGTTTAGATTGCTTATAACGTGCAATATTCGCCTCAAACACTTTATTATTCAAATATTCAATAGCCAAGTTGCTCCTTATTTGCGCATAAAAAAACATTGCCCCATTTATATCTTCAAGTTCAATTCTTTTCTTGCGCAGGAATAATTATTAATTCTTCCAACTTGCTATTCTTTCAATCGCTTCTTTCTTAGCAGCCTCAAACCATTCTTTGGCTTGTTGAAAATAGTGAGGACTGTATAATTTTCCAGAAGTGTAACTTCTGATGTGGTCGATATTTTCGTCCATTTGGCGGGAAAAATTTTGTTCTGAGCCTATTAGATGTGGTTTAATTTTGTTGTATCTTAGAATATAGTTTCCCAATATCTCGGTGTCTGGCCAGTTTGGTCTAAGAGGGGATGGCTTGTAATCCTTGATGTTGTACATATTGCACAATCTTCTAAGACTCCAACCAAAACCTATTTTATCCATAGTTGGCATGTGATAAAGAGTGGCCGTGTGTGAAACCATGCCTTTCCAATCAGAATGTGCCCTTGGACTCATTTCATAACCAACAACTGGAGAAGTTTTACTTGACAAATCAAGCAAATGTTCAAGAAAATCTCTTCTTCTCAAAAAACAATCTGCGTGAGTGGCAAAAATATACTCGCTTCTGCACAAAGCAAAAGCAACATCCATTGCCATAGCTGGAAAGTCTGATGGGTGTAAAACACCATTCAATCTTATGAAGTGTACTTCACAATCATCAGCTTGTAATTCTTTCATTCGTTCAGCTTGATCGCCACAACTACCAGTGTCTAAAAGCAAAATATAAGGTCTTTCTGTTTGTAATCGTAAAAGTTCAATACAAATTTCCACAGTTTCTACTGTATCAAGACATGGAATGGCAGCAACTATCTTGTAATCCCAAGGTTTCTTTTTAGCACTTCCCTCCCAAGGAGACTGAGTTGTGTTAACTCCTGCTCCTCTAAGTGGTGCAATATCTTTTTTCATTTGTGACCCTCATGAACCTCTATAAAATAATAGTTAATTTGATCGAAAACCCAAATACCCCCAGGTTTTACCGCATGGCAAGGGACTATTATAATAGTGTGGGCAAAACAAATGAAGCAAATGCTTTTAGATACTTATTGAAAATGAAATTTGGTGAAGATGATACCGTTAACGATACAGATGATAGTGAAGGAACACGAGGAGAATCTACAACAGACACTTGATTCACTTGAAGAATTAGGCGGATCAATAATCATTGGACATGCTGGTGGTCAATTGCCAGCAACCAAGAATGCTGCCATTGTTAGAAAGCTATCACTGAAATCAGACATCTCTGTTACGAGAAATGAAATATCAAATAATTCCAATACAAATTGGCAGATGTATATCGAGCCTTGGGAGATTCTATTAAGCGGACACGAAGAAATTAAAAATGCTTTGGTTAATCCTCAGTCAAAATCTTTCTACATCAATATCATGCAAGGCGAAGACACAATAACAAAACAGATTAGGATTTGGAATAAAAAAGAATGTCAATTTGTTAATCCTGTCTGTGAAAAAATTATAGATGATAATGCTGAGTACATTGATGCGACAGTGTGGTCTGCAAAGACTGATATCAAATTCGACCTAATAGAGAAATGGAAAAAAACCAATCCACTTGCGTTAGAACCATACTACTATCAGTCTCTTTATTGTTTAATGAATAAAAACTACAATGAATTTATTACTTTAGCGGATCATTACATGTTCCACGAAAAGAAAACTTCTATATCAAAAACAATGATGATGTATTATCTTGGAATTGTAAATTGCTTTGTAAAAAGCAACCAGAACTCAGCTATTCATAACGCCCTGCTTTGTATCGCAGAACATCCACTCATGGCTGAGTTCTGGTGCTTACTAGGGGATGCTTACGCAAAAGTAAAAGAGTTTACTAAAGCAATTTCTTTTTACGAAAATGCAATTTTTCTTGGAAAAAATAGATTACAATCTGATAGATGGCCTGTTCAGATATCAAAATACGAGGAATATCCGCAAGAAATGATTAAAAAATGCAAAGAAATAATTTCTAACTCAAAAAATTTTGGACTTAAAAAGAATCCAAATCATTGATGATAACTGTTACTTTATCTTCATAGCGTGCGATGGCAAGCTGTTTTCTTCCTGGCGGAAGTTGTTTTAATTTCAACTCCAAATCTTTGGATGCACAATTGATTACATTAAAATGATTGTCGGCTAGATCAATTAGTTCATCTAACTCATTCACAACAACTGTCACTTGATCTTGGTATCTTGCGATAGCAATTTGCTTTCTTCCTTGTGGCAACTGTTTCAGTTTGGATAAAAGTTCATCAACAGAACAATCAATGACTCTAAATTTGTTTTCTAAACTTCCTTTTTTTATGAATTCATCTACTTTTGGAACATCAAACTGAGGGTAGTATTCTACAAGTTGCTTCCAAGCATATTTTAGTACGTTTCTATATATCGGCAAATTACATGGACAATTTGGATTTTGCTCATATTTCTGCACATCTTCAGTTAATTCGACTGGTAATGTTCTGCGGAAATTAGAGTCCCGCATTGCCGTCTTGATTTCGTACATCGTCAGTTTCTTCATTTCGATCTGCCTTTGCATCTTTTGGCTTAGGATACTTTTTAGCTGTAATTAGCCTGCCACACTTGGGACACTTAAATTGTTTGGGAAGTTTATGAAAATCTTTTTGTACAGTCTTTTTTTGTTTTGGATCGTATTTAGGTATGCCAGTTTGTATAGACGATCTTTGGTAAACCAAAAGATCGTCTACATCTGTACCATCCGTCCATCTGTTATAACCGCACATTTCGCAGTATAACCTAAAAATCATTTCATCCATTTTAACCCTTATCTTCTGGCGGAAGATGTACTATAGTTTGAGCCTCAAAATAATTAAACAATATTGCCGCAGCGTTGGCTAAAAAGCTTCCTGCAAATCCTGAAGCCAGCACATGCCAAAATCCCGCCCCGCTCCAAACCATCCAACCAACCGCCAATCCCGCCCAGAATCCAGAGCATTGATAACATCCAGTCATATGACCAATTGGATCAAACAATCTCTTTCGCAAAAAAGCCCAAGGAGTAACAAGATCACCCCACCCATCCTTCCACTTAAAAATCCAAGGAACATAAGGCTCCTTGAACCAATCACGGATCGGCTGCATGATTGCAGAATCAACAATGATGTGTGTCAAACCAATGACACCAAAAATAAAAAGCAATATTTCCATAGCTTAGAACCTTATGATTTCTACAGAAGATGGTTGAACTCTTCTTGGTACAAAAATTACAGCGTACTTATCTGGCAAACGTGCCAGTAGTAATTCATAGCTTGCTCTGGCCCTTTGAAGGTGTTTAGTTATTGATTGGGGCGGCATTTGCCCAACCTCTATATAAAACACAATCAAACCCTCAATGGGTCCGTTAGCTTCATTTAAGAGTACGAGATTATCTGAAGATTCGCAAGCCTTTTCTTCTAAATCAGGGGCTTCAGATTCTCCCGATTCATTTGGTGTTTTTTCTTCTGGCGATTCCTTCTTCAAGCCAGAAAGAAATGACTTAAACAACTCGTTCATAAATGGATTATCTTGCTGTGTCATATTTTTTCCTTTCAAAATTATCTCCAGAAGCTTACATATAGTTTACCAGCATTTCTTGTGACCGCAAAGCTAGAAAATCCTTCCGCAGCGGTAAAAGTTTTATCTAAATTCAAAGCTTCTATGTTTTCCAGAGGAATATCGAATTCCTTAATCAAGTGATAATCTATTTTATCAAGGGATATTGAATCACCGAAATATTCTTCTAAATTTTCTAAATGCTCACTACTGATATTATTAAGCAAGTCAATTTTGGACTGCTTACACAATGATCGCAATGCTGGAATTCTTTGACTCAACAACCATTGATCTACTATATGAGTCAGCCCAGATAGCATGGAACGTGCTTTTGGGTCGATCAAAATTAAGTCTTCTATGTTTTGAAGATTTATGAAAATCATACTATTATAACCCCAGCCTAGTTTAGTAATCGAAGGAGAAAAATAATGTCTGATGAAGTAAGAACTGGCGTGAATATGCCACCTGAAGGGCTGAAGATCACCGGCAAGGTTCCGCCTGCCATGAGAGAAGCCTTAAAGATGGTAAGGCAAGAACAAATAGATCAGAGTGGCGCTCCGCTGCCAACTGCATCTGACCCAAACCCAGGCGGAAAGCCGCAGGTTAGTGCAACTCCTAAGTTGTCTCAAGTAAGGCAACAGGGTAGTGCGCAATTAGAAGACCTGATTGCGGGTATTCGTGACAAGTCTCATGTCTACGAAGAAATTACCCTGCCATCGAGAGGTTACTTCTACAACGGCAAGGACGGTCCAACAGACGGCAAGATTAGCATTCGTCCTATGACGGGTGAAGAAGAACAAATTTTGGCTACGCCAAGATTCGTTCGTAAAGGCCAAGCTGTAAACATGATTTTCCAGCGTTGTATTAAGGAACACTTCCGTTCTGAGGAATTCCTTTCGGCTGACAGAACTTACCTCCTGATTTACCTTCGTGGTATTTCTTACGGTTCTGAGTACGAAGTCGAAGTAAAAGACCCAGAAACTGATCGCAAGTTCCCAACAACAATCAATCTGGATCAGTTGCAACTGAATGCATGTCCAGACAATTACCGTCCACCGCTCTCTGGCGTTATGCCAAAGTCCGGCTATCGTTTCAACTATCGTTTGTCGAGAGGTCGTGACGAAACTGCCGTTCAGGATTATCGTGAGAGAAGCTTGAAGATGTTCGGTGATACGGGTGCCGATGATACCCTGTTGTACAGAACGGCACTTCTTCTTGAAGATGTTGAAGGATTGAAGGATAAGACTGAGTTGGTTATGTTGCTGAAGAAGCTTCCAATTCAAGACGTTTCATATGTTCGCAATCTTGTGTCCGATCCACCATTTGGTGTAGACACCAAGATAAGCATCTACTCGCCATATAGCATGGAAGAGTTTGATATCGAACTCCCACTTGAAGCAAATTTTTTCTTCCCTCGTCAACGCAAGAAGAAGGAGGACGATCTAACCGAGTCAGCCTAGAATTTTGGGAATACCTGATGGAAGAACAATTCTTCTTCAGGTATCACCTAAGAGCTAGTCGTGAAGAATTTAGATCGTATCCAATTAACGAGAGAAAATGGATGATTGCTCGATTTATCGAGCAAAAGGAAAAGGAACACGAGGCTATGGAAAAGGCCAAAAAGAAAAAGTAAAGTCTCACTAATGATTGAATGTTGTGTTCTCAGAAATTATTGGTTAGATCAGATTGCTAGAAGAAAAGAACAGGAAGTTAAAAATAAACTACTAAAAAAAATAGTAGATAGAGTGGTCAAACTTACAATTGGGGTAAAAGGGAAATATGGCAACAAAGGATCGTTACCAAAATCCAGTAATAGGTGATACAGTTAAATTACGCTTGTTTGTGTTAAACAGCAATATGACTGCTGCTGTAGATGCAATAAGCAAAGTAGAAATCTATTACTTAGACCCAACTGCAAGAACGCCAAGCAATCCAGACGGTCGAACCTTGGTACAAACTGTGCCAGGGGGAAGCGTTACCAATCCGGCTCAAGGTGAATACCTTGTAGACCTATTCCTTGATCCTTTGATTTATACAGAAACAGGGCGATACATTGATGAATGGTATGTAACATTTGAAACAGGTGATCCTGAGACGACATTAGATCACCTGTTTCAAATCTACCCTGATCTGTGGTACACCACACCTATCCCAATTGTTTACGATTTCAGCTTTTATTTCCAACCAAATAAAATCAGGTACGGAAGCAAAAAGAATATTGAAATCGAAATAGTCCCAAATGTCCCAAGGGCTACCGATTTAGAAAAGTATTATGAAAACCTTGCCATTGTTTCAGATTTGAAGGTTTCCATAGCACAAAAATGCGGTCCTTGCGTGCCTTGCGAAGAAGACTTAAAATTGATTGTTGACGACGCTCCCACAACATATCGTGAAAAATGCAGAGCGTACTATTTCCTAGATACCACCTTATTTGATTGCGGTGTCTATGACATATGGTTCAAACTAGAGTTTGGCGGCAACGTCTACGTCTCAGAAGTTAATCAACTTCAAATTTACAGTTAATATAATACAGATTTTTTATTATTAAATATCACATGGAAAATTTCCAAGTGATAGTATGAACTTTTGAATTAGGAGAAAAATGAAAAATTTAGAAATCGCAACAGTAGTTTCAAACATTGATTCTACTCATAGCGGTGCTATTTTTGTGGCAGGAATAGATCACGCCATATTCCCAATATGTTCGGTTTCCGAATGTGAATTCGTCGTGCCAAATGCTGGTGATGAGGTTCTGGTCGTGAAAAGTAATGTTGACACTGGTGGTGTTTTTTACATAGGACAATTTATCAAAAAGGAGCAAAATGGATCAAGATAATTACAAAATGGGATTACCAAAAGAATTTCTAAGCCCAAACACCGTATTTTTAAGGAGATTCCGTTGGATTATGGAATCAAGCATATGCACTGCAATCAGTGATTGGTTCGATAAAGTAGAAGTAGATTACATAAATAAAACCATCAAATTCGACGTAATTGATGACAAAAAAGGCGTAGTATTCTATTGGCTTCAAGAGCTTGTAAAAGACAAAGCTTCTCCACAAGAACTTGCGATTAGAATGCTTGATGGTTGTGGAAAAGTAGTTTGTTCATTGCACTTCTCAAGATTAGATATAAAAGTTCACAAGCAACTATTTGATTACGAATCTTCTGAACTGCTCAGGCACCACGTTGAAATTGACTACAAATTTGTCAAAAGAAAAGATGAACTAAATATTAACTAAGTTACTTATATAGATTGTCCTTGGCGGTGATGACTCCACCGCCGAACTTTGCCCGATTGAGGACTAGGGTTACTTTTTAAGGAGTTTACAATGGTTTATTCAAGTCGCTTTGTTGCTTGTGTATTGATTGATGGCAAGCCACAAAAAGAACTACACAATGGTGTGGTTCCTATTCCTTTCGGCTGTAACTACAGCCTAAGATTCAGAAACAAAAACAACAGACGAGCAGTAGTTAAATTCACTATTGATGGCGAAGATGTATCTGGCCCTGGATATATTATCCAGCCAAATTCACACATTGACATACATAGGCATTCAAATAAAGATGCTATGTTCAAATTTGTTGAATTAGATTCACCAGAAGCTGTGGATTTCGGCAAAAATGGGCCAAATGATGGCACTAAAGGTGTTGTTGTAGCACGTTTTTACTTGGAAAAACTCTACAAAATGCCAGTACAACAACCATCTCCGTGGTACAATAATTTGCCGCCTTCACCAAATTGGAACCCGCCTTCTCCATACCCAATACCAGATAAGATATTTCTTGACAATACAAACATACCTTCAAAGATAGATGTAACTTGGGGAAATGCGCCAAAAATAGATTTAACTTGTGGGAATGCGTCACAAGTAGGCCCAGGTTGGGGGGCACAAAACTCTTGTGGAAAGGGAATGTCATCTGGGCTTCCGCAATCAATTAACTATTGCGCCCAACCAACAACATTTGGAACATATATTCCTTCTCCGACACCTACGCCGACTCCTTTGCAAGAAGGATGCACGGTAGAAGGAGAAAGATCAGGACAAACTTTCTCAACTCAGTATATTGATCTGGAGCATGATTACACTACAGTAACCTTATTCCTAAAGGGATTTTCCGCTCAGTCATCGTTTGTAGCCCCAGCTAGACAATCATATTGCTCTAATTGCGGTGCTAAAAAAGCAAGAGACGCAGATAAATTCTGCGGGGTTTGTGGCAATCGCTTTAGTAACTAAACGACAAGGGGTTAGGGACAACCGTGTCCCTAACCCCTTGTCTGGCTTCTACATCATATAGCCTCTCCCAAATTTATATTTGGTCAAGACCATGTATATATGTACATGACTATTAATTTTACCAGTCTGCGGGCATTTTTTCCGCAAGAAACTTCCAATTTGGAATTGTCAAGCGGAAAAAGTTTACGACGGCCAAATCCGTGGTACAACACAAGCATGTAGTTTTTCACATTCGCCCTGCCTAGAGGTTATGGTTATGTCTAAAAGAAGCCGCCAGAAAGCAAAGCGACGTGCTGAAGCTGAACGATTGCGTAATACGGCAGCAGTGACCGCTAACGCCCCAGATGGCCTTGGCAGGCCAAGTATTGCACAAATCGTTTTGCAACGTGTGTCTGAACTAAACCCTCCGCAAACCGTTGCGAACATCAAAACTGTTGATGTTCCCTCAAAACAACTCCCCGTAGTCCAGCAAGAAGACAACTGGCCAGATAACTGGCCCAGGTGTCCAGCCACATGTTCAAAGCTGGAGTGGGAGCGTGCGCTTCAAAACAAGGAGCATTACGAGCTTGCGTCATTGGAAGATGACCTTCGCAAGCCGTGGTTCCAATATCCGAAGCACCCCTATCAGTATAGCGAATTCGTTTTTTGTACACCCGAAATGATGGGGGAAATGTTGAAGTACATGCCCATCAATCGTGATTTGAAGGAGTCATGGGCGGATGCAATCGCTCGTGATATCACGAATGATCGCTGGTTGCAAACACACGAATCAATTGCGATTAACACGCAAGGGAATATGCACGACGGGCAGCATCGTGCGCAAGGAATCCTGAAGGCAAACAAGGGATGGCCCATCTACATCACTTGGAATGTGCCGCCAGAAGCAATCTATGTCACCGATAGTGGCGAAAAACGCAAGATCAACGAGAAGTTGGCTTTGCTTTTCCCTGAATCGAAATTGACACAGAAAACTGCTGCACTTTGCCGATCCATGATGTGGGGGTTGTCAACCCGTGGCGTTAGGTATAGTGAATCGGAAATTGCTGAATTCGCTGTAAAATACGCAGCAGCAATTGCATGGGTGCATCGCTACATGCGTGCCTATCGTGCAGATTTGCAGGCAGTTATCGCCAAGGCAGTATTGTGGTGGGGAGAAGAAGCTGTATTGCCGTTCGTGGAGAGGTTGAACAAGATCGAATTCACTGGTGATGGTGATCCAGCAAAAGCACTCTACTTGTGGCTGATGCAAGCCCGTCAAAAGGGCAAACGCACAGGATATGCAAACCCACTAATCTACTACAAAAAGACCCTTGCTGCAATTCACGCTCATGTGAATAAAAAGAGCGCAACCAAGCTCTACCAAAGAGCGGATGACGTTTTTGAATGGCTCCCAGGATGGAATGTGCCAGAAAACGCACCGCACAAGGGTAAAATCTTCGTAAACGATCCCCTCGCTGATCTTCCTGAAGAAGAGGAATCTTCAGAAGAAGATGGTGACAACCAGTGAAACATATGCTAGAATCCGGCGTGTAAATACACGCCGGATTCTCGTTTACAAACGGAGAATTCATGGTATATTAACATTCGGACGCACATGAACCGCTCATATCGGAGCCTCCATAATGGCAGCAGAATTAAGAGATGAAAAACTAGACTTTTGGATCAAGAATCATCTGAATGTCTTGTTAACTGGTCCCGCTGGCGTCGGTAAGACTGCCCGTGTAATTCAAGCTTTTGAACGCAACAAATTAAAGTGGAAGTATTTTAGTGCTGCCACGATGGACCCTTGGGTTGATTTTATTGGTATCCCAAGAGTAGTTGAAAATGGCAACTCAAGACACCTTGAACTTATTTTGCCGAAAGACTTTCAAGAAGATTCGATTGAAGCAATTTTCATGGACGAGTTTAACCGTTCGCATAAGAAGGTCAGAAATGCTGTCATGGAATTGATTCAGTTCAAATCCGTGAACGGCAGACCTTTCAGAAATTTGAAGGTAGTTTGGGCTGCAATCAATCCAGAAGATGGGGATGAAGCTTATCAGGTAGAACCTCTGGATAAAGCCCAAAAGGACCGATTTCAGGTTCAGGTAGAAGTGCCCAACAAGCCATGCCGCCTTTGGTTTGCCAAGAAGTTTGGCGAACGACTGGCTAAGGCTGGCATTGATTGGTGGGAAGGGCTTCCTGAAGAAATGAAGAAACAAGTCACTCCAAGAAGATTGGAGTATGCCTTAACCATTTATTCAATAAAAGGTGGCGATGTTAAAGACGTGCTGCCGCATGGTTGCGGCGTGTCCAAGCTACTCAGCACAATCACCGCTGGCCCAGCGATTGATAGGCTGAAGGAATTCTTTGACAACAAAGACGCAGAAGCTGCGAGGAAGTATTTGTTGGTTGAGAACAACTATGCTTCTGCCTTGAAGTATCTTTGCAACCCACAAGAGTTGAGGCTGTCATCCGTTGAACCTTGGCTTACTTTCTTCTTGCCAGTAATTGCGCCAGAAAAACTTACGGCGTTAATCTCTGAGAACGAGACGGCCTGTGACCATGTGCTGAGTAATGCCGACAAGTTCCCAGCTTATCGCAAGGTTATGTCTGATGTACTTAATGCCGGTACACAAAAGTCCCTGGTGAGAAAGATCAAGAAGGTTTTGGGAAGCAACAAAACCCTCTCGCAACAGTTTGGTAATTTGCAGAATATCAATGCAGAAAAACCCTACTTTGCCAAGGGCAGCAAGGTCAATTGGGATGCAGCATTGCTGGGATTTATGTCTCAGCCAATGGATAAAACTCCGCAACGCATGAAGATTTACGGAGAAATTGCCAGCCAGATTCCAGAGAAACTTACCTCACAGCAATGTGTCGATACTCTGGAACTGATGAGCTTGCTTGTAGGTCGTTGCTGGGCACAGACGTTGCGTGATGACATGAAGCACATTATGGGCATTGTCAACCACTGCGTCGATCAATTGCACAAAGCAACAGGGCAATCTTGGGCAGAAATCTTGAATGTACACGGAGGCAAGTTTGAAAAACTTCTCCGAAAGATTCAAGAGGCGAAATTGCAAGACAAACTGTACTGTCCAGTAAAGCCTTCTAGTACAGGATCAGCTACAAGCATTGATCCTGCTGTGAAGGCATACCACTACCCAAACGATCCAACACAACCTCCGACTGTAGCTGTGCTTGAAGGGGGCAAAAATGCCTGAACAAGACGTGACAGTGGACGCCGAGGAATGGCTGGACATTAGCAGGATGCTAGAGGAACATCATGCGTTGTTCTACCAGTGTTGGTCGATGGGACGACCATCGTTCACCCGCATGATTGATACTGCCGCCGTCACGTTCAATCGTGACGGCGAGTATATTGATTTTCTTTTTAATCCAGACTTCTGGAGAGGTTTAACTACCTACGAGAAGGCATTTGTAATTTCACATGAATGTCTTCACGTTATTTTGCGACACGGCCTTCGCAGTGCTGGGTCTACCGACCATAGCAAGGCAAATATCGCATTAGATATTGTAGTTAATCATTTGCTGGTAAACAGCTTTGCCTTCGACAGATCAAAGCTTTATGACGCCGAAGACCTGTGCTGGATCGACACTGTGTTCAGCGAGGAACAAAAGGATGCAATCCTAGAGAATGAGTCTTATGAGTATTACTACGGACTTGTGCCTAATACTCCCAGGATCAAAATCAGGATTCTTGATGACCACGGCAAACTGATTGCTGATTGGGATAAGTTGATTGAAAAACTCGATGAACAATTGTCAGAGGAAGACAAGTCAATCCTAAAGGGGATGATTGAAAAGCACGCCCCTGACAGTGTTGCAGGAAGAGGCACGGGCGGCTGGCATTTTGTTGGCGACCGCATTGAAATCATCAAAAGAAAAAAATGGGAAACGGTAATCAAGGAATGGAGCTTGAAGTATCTCAGACAGGATTCTCAAGACCACGAGCAGTGGGCAAGAATTCATCGTCGCTGGACGATGCTTCCAGACGACATAATCTTGCCATCTGAAATGGAAGAAGATAGTACAGAGAAAGACCGCCTGCCAGTCTTTCTTTATTTGGACACGAGTGGTTCGTGTATTGGCTACAAGAACCGATTTTGGGCTGCTGGTGCATCATTGCCAAAAGAAAGATTTGATGTTAGGTGCTTCTGCTTCGACACACAGGTGCAGGAAACCACCATTGAATCTAGGAAAATCTACGGCGGTGGTGGCACAAGTTTCGCAATCATCGAGGCGCACATTCAGAAGCTGATTAAGGAAGAAGGGATTGCTTATCCTGAAGCTGTCTGGATTATCACCGATGGTTATGGCGATTGGGTGAAACCAGAGTTGCCCAAAAACTGGTATTGGTTCTTGACCAATTATTCAACTAGACAATATGTCCCGCAAGAAAGCAAAGTCTTTCTGCTAAAAGACTACGAGTAAACCAATGACAAAGCAAGACATTCTGGCCAAGGTTGAACGTGGCGAGCTAAAAGCGTCAGAGGCCATGTCACTTATTGAAAAGCTCGACCGTCTTGAAAAGAAAAAGAAGGCACCGAAGTTCAAGGTTGCCGAGAAGTCGGGCTGGTGTTCTATTTATTTTGATGGGTTGCGATATCCATGTACGCTCCCTGCTGAATGTTGGGAAGAGTTACTGGAGCAGGAGAACTTGACTAGGTTGCAGAATTTCTTGAAGGAAAACAAGCACCTATTCAAAACCAAAGAGTAAACAATGAGCATCACAAGATACGACATGATTACAAACCAAATTCTTTATGGGTTTGGTAAGCGGAAAGACGTGCCTGCTGAAGTCTTCGCCGCATTTCAACGCAGGCATAGTAAATTAATTGAGTACCTTGAAACCCACATACCTCGACACATCAGTGTTGGCGTGTGTGGGGCAATAGGCAAAGCAATTCTCTGGCATGGCCAAGAGAAAATGGCTCCCTTTTGCGATGCAATCTCCAAAGGCGACTTCAAAGGTCACGACGATCCGCCGCACATTTTGTATCTATGGCTTATGCGTAGAACCAAATATCAGACAAAAGATGTTTACAAAAGGACGATAACAGTTATACGAGCCTTCATTGAAGGAAAGAAAATTGGCAGAATGAAAGACGGACAGGTAGTTATGCCATCACTGCCTCCTGCTGAAACCGATTTGTTTGAATGGGACGATACTTATACGCTCATGATAAAAAAACAAAGACCTGATGCGAAAAAAGCTATCACCAAATCGGTTTACGATGTGATGGACAAAGACGATATCGTTGCCGAAGCAAGGGATATGCTGAAAATACTAGCGATTAAATCAATGGTACAGGAAGTACCCTAGCGACACTGCGCCTAGAATAATTGCTATCCAAAAGAAGTCAGCCCACCACCATGCACTGTATGGTTGATCTTGATTATCATACGGGTCCATATCATTCTCCTAGTAAAAGTTTCTCAACCCAAGACCAACCTGGGAATCCTCCCAGGTTGCGATCATCTATGTAGTAATTAGCATACACTTTACGACCACCACCATCTCTAAAATCATCGTCTTGATGATTCTCGTTGACTGAGCGGAAGACAACTCCGTTTTCTTCACAGAATTCTACAGCCTCTGTCAAATAGGCTCTTTTTTTCTCATCCTCACGGCAGGTGTTGAGAATTAAACCAAATCCAGCATCTTGAAGTTTTTTCATAACCTCAAACGCTCTGTCCATAGGCTCACCAATGTCTGGGAACCTATGATGCACAATCGTACCGTCAAAATCAATTGATACCAATTTCATTTTCATTTTACTTCCTGAAGAAATAAGAATCGGGTTCTTTTAGAAGCTCCTCAAGGGCAATCGCAGACCATTGATTATAAATCAATCTGAAGCGGTAATCAAGATGAGGTAAGTCAGAAGTTTTCACAAAAGCAAGCCAAGGCTTCCTGTTTTTCTTCCAGGCTAACAATGGTTTTCTTCCAGTTCGGGAACTTTCATCTTCTGCCTGTTTGAGAAACGCATCTAATTGAGAGTTACCATCAACAAATGCACTGTTAAGATCAATCTCTTCGTATCCACCTTTGCTTTCAAAAACAAAATCAAATTGCTCAGGGCAAACCAAATCACCAGAAAATGTATCTTGTGCGTGTTTTGGCAAAACTGCAACTTGCCCCCAACGATTGCCCGAACCTACTGATCTGGAGAAGCCGCCGCCAAAACGATCATTCAGCAGTTTAACCAAATCACGTTCTACACGTTTACCCTTACGCCCAGAGTTTAATTTCTTTTTGGCTCTTGGCTGTAAAATATCGTCAATTTCTAAATCTTTAGCATCCATGCTAATAATTTAGTTATATGCTTTTCAAAACATTGCCCAATTGTGATTTGATATCAGACAAGCTGCTGATGAGATGCCTCATTCTTCCTTCTGCCATACTTCCTTCCATATACATGTTGTGGGCTTGAGTAACTATCTCTCCCATGTAATGCAGTATGTGTCTGCGATAATTCTCTATTTCATTAAAATAAGTATGGTCGTGTTTTGTGTCAGAATGCACTTCGACAACTGATTTAGAAATTTTAGTTGGCAATTCATCTTGTTCATCTAATCTGCTTATCACTTTAACAGGCGGCTTTTTTTCAACAATAGGCAAAATAGCATCAAATGCCCATTCCTTTACCTCTGTGCCATGTACAACCTTGTATCTCTTAACATCAGTTGCATGACGAGAATCGTTGTTGATAGAAAAAGACCAAACTTCATCAGTTGGAACCTCAACTAATTTCTGACTTTTAGTTGCTTTGTAGTTGCTCTGATAAATAGCTTGTTGCCAGATTTCAGGAGTGGAACAGAAGAAAATTTGTCCAAGAGACGCTCTCAAATCAACAACCCAAAGCGGTCTGTGCTTGTTTCTAAACAGGAATAATTGCCTCTCGCCAGATAAAAGCATTTCTCCCAAAGCAACAGACATATGACCAGAATTGATAAGGGAAAAAATATCCCTAATGCCAGCAAGTCTGGCTAGGTATTCTGTTTGTCCGGTGGAAGCTTCTATTATCCGAAGCAAGATTTCTGAATCGCATTGTGAGAACACTTGATATTTTTTTCTCAAAAGTTCAAACTCTGTAATCTTGCCATTGTGAACTAGACAAAGTAATTTATCACTACTTATGAAAGGGTGATTGTTTCTGTTATGGAAAGGATCGCCAGCACTTGCAAGCCTAGCATGACAAAGGATCATATCTGGATTGAATTTTTCAACTTTCTTCCACATATCTCCAGAAACTATGATCGAAGATCGGGCTGGTTCTTTATGGTAAATGATCTGACCATTTTCGTTACTTCCCCAAAACCCCGCTGCATCTACTCCACGAACTTCTGTTGCAGCGAACAGATTGCTTATGATATCATAAGTGGTTTCTGGTTCTTTGGACTCTCCGATGTATCCTGCAATTCCACACATTGATTTTCCTTTTTAACTGATTATAAAAGGTATTATGAATACCTACAATGTTAAGGAGAAATTTTGATGATTTAATTTGGAGGCACCATGACTGATAACCGTAACTTTGGCGATAAAGTTAGTGATATTGTAACACACTTCGGTGGTTCATGGAAATTTATATTCTTGTTCATTCTTGTTATAACAGCATGGGTGACAATAAACACACTTGCTCTATTTCAAGCTATAGCATTTGACAAACCGCCCTATATTTTACTTAATCTTATTTTAAGTTTCGTCGCCGCATTCCAGGCACCATTTATCATGATGAGTCAGAACAGAGCAGAGAAAAAACAAGATGCAGCATACAGAGAGTTGTTCATAGAAATAAAAGAGTTGGTTCAACAAGACTTAGATACCGAAATCGAAATTCACAACATGGAAAAATACATCATGCGAGAATTAGATGCCGTAAAAAAACAACAAACCCAACTGCTCATGGCACTTAAAGAAGCAATTGCTTTGGAAAAACTTAACAGGGAGTCAATTGTGGAGATTTTACAGAATCAAGAGGAAGAATAGAGTTTAGACGCACAATGATTTCTGTTGCTGGTATGGCTTCTGTATTAGAGCTATAGATGATTTCGAAATTATGACTACTCATAATCATTTTATCAGTTACAATAGGCCCAAGGCAAACTACCCCTGGAGTGTTGAATCCTTGAGCTAAGATAATTGGTGAACCTTCTATGCCAACAAATAACTTGGCAACAGCTTGTACCGAAAACCACTGACGGGGGGTAGTTTTTCCAATCAAATTTTTATCTATCAAATCATTATCAGGAATGACAACCTTATTATGATTTTGTCCTACTAAGCAAATTTTCAAACCTTTGTCTTTCAAAAATTCAAGAACAGGAATCCAATCGGCGTATTTCCAAAAAGGTCGTCTTAAAACTCCATTAGGATAGGCCATATAAAAAACAACCCAATCGCCATCCCCTAACAATTCTCTGCCAGCATCTAATTCTTCATTGGTAAGATAAACTCTTGGAATAAGATGATCTGGCGATAAACTGAGTCCAAAATTAAAAGCATAAGAAGCAGGAATTGAAATAATTGGCATTTTTCCTTGCCATATTAATTGGTAATTATTTTCATAAACATTAGTAAGATTAAAGAAATCACGAGGTAAATTCTTAGGTATTTGGTCAACCATTTTAACAAAAGGATGGTTATCAAAAATATAACTATGTTGGCCGCAATTGATGTAAATACCTTCGTACCCTTTCAATTTGAGGGACCAAAGAAAAGGTTCAACCATCATAATGTCTCCTATAGCAGCAACACGTCTTACCAACGCTATAGAAGTCATTGTAACCTTCTTCTCTTGTTCATTTTTGCTTCCATTTTTTCATATAAAACTTTCAAATATATACAGCTATGTTTACCGAAAACTTCTTGAATTAGTTTCTTTTGTTCGTCGTATTCAGCCTTTATCGTTTCGATTGAATCTTCTGGAAGGGGTCCGAATATTTCATAAAGAATTTTTTCTGTCTCTTCTTGTTCCTCTTTGGAATCAGGATTGTTTTTTAATGGCTCTTGGAACTCTTGAATATTGTAATCATTCCAATAATCTGGATATAATACATCTACCATATCTGATGCATACAACTGCAAATCATGCAATAGACCACACGAACAAAAGCTAAAATCGTGAGCCTCTAATGATCTATAAATTTCACAATCAAAATAATGAGTAATGTTATTGCCGTTAAAATATCTGGAACGGATGAGTTCCAGATTTTTAGAGCGATTTGATTTGTTTTTCATTTTACACAGGTGTATTTAGTCCTGGGGGTGGCATCATACTAGCTGGTTGTTGTTGAGAAGCAGGAGGCGGTGTCTCCTTTTGCGGCTTAGGCTCTTGTTTCTTTGGTTTAGAACCCAACTTATTTATAGGAGCGGCAATCTTGTGAGATAAATCTTCAAGTTCCGATCTTACGCTATTAAGCGTCTCGGTTAAATCGCCTTTTTCATCAATACACTTCATCAAAGCAACGCCGCATTTCTGTAACCTTCTCAGAAACTTGTACTCGGTCCTTGGCCAACTCGTATGTAAAATCTTCCTAATCTGATTTACCACACCCTCTGTGTGCTTTACCAACTGTCTTGCACCAACTTGCTTACCTCCTTGTACAAGTTCATGTACAGAGGTAAGCAAGTCTCCTACCTTGTGACCAAGATATTCATGCTGTTCGTTCAAGATAAATCTCTTAAAATGCATTTCCATAAAAACTATGTAGTTTCTTCATCGCTCGTTTTTTGTGTAACAATGCCTTTCTTTTCAAGGGCAGCTTGAATCAAACCAGCAAATAATGGTGCAGGAGAACCCAATCTGCTCTTGAATTCAGGATGCGCTTGAGTAGCAACAAAATAAGGATGATTTTCCTTGCTAATCTCTATCATTTCAACCAGATTGCTATCTGGATTTTTGCCAGATACCAACAGTCCAACTTTTTTCAAGGTATCAATATAATCAGGATTGACTTCGTATCTATGACGATGCCTTTCACTGATAAGTTTCTTCTTATAAAGATTAGCGACAATACTATCTTTTATCAACTCGCAGTCATAAGCACCCAGCCTCATTGTACCAGATTTTTTCCTAAGTCCTTCCTGCCCTTCGACAAAATGAATGACTGGATTTTGGGTAGTGTTGCTAAATTCCGTGCTATTGGCATCAGCAAGTCCACAAAGATTTCTTGCTACCTCGATAACTGCACATTGCAGTCCCAGGCAAATCCCAAGAAATGGGATTTTCTTTTCTCTAACGTATTTTATTGCACGAATTTTACCTTCAACACCACGAGAATCAAAGCCGCCAGGAACAATAACTCCGTCAACTCCTTCAAAAAACTTCCAAACTCCACGCATATCTTTTGATTGCTCAAGAGTTTCCGCTGAAAGCCAGCGGATATTAACACGGGCATCCCATGCCACACCCGCATGGTACAAAGCTTCTTTGAGACTAAGATAAGCCTCATCACAATTTTCATATTTGCCTACAATGGCAATCTCTACATCTGGCAAATCCTCACCACCAACATACTTTTCAACCAAGTCACGATATTTGTGGATTCTGCAACCATTTCTTTTTAGGTGGAATTTATCAGCAATCAGATCGTCAATATGCCTATTGTAGAATTCGATTGGAACCTGATAAATCGTGCTAACATCTGGAGCGGTGAACACCGCTTCACGGGGGACGTTTGTAAGGTTAGAAACCTTGTCCAAAATCTTAGTTGGAATCTCTTTGTCAATTCGGCAAAGCAGGATTTCTGGTTGAAGCCCGAAACCCTGTAATTCTTTAACTGCCTGCTGTAAAGGTTTGGTTTTGAACTCCTTGATTGTGGGAATCCACAAAATAGGAGCAACCAAAACAATTAAAACATCATTCCAGTTTCTTTGCTTGAACTGCCGTACCGCCTCAAGAAAGCATCCGCTTTCCAAGTCGCCAACGGTGCCACCGATTTCTGCAATGACTATCTCAGAGTCTTTGCCCAAATCCTCTAATCTTTCTTGAATTTTATTTGTGACGTGAGGAATAATCTGGACTGTTTGCCCAAGATATTTGCCTTCTTCCTCTTCTTTTAGAATTTCTTTGTATACAGTGCCACTGGTAAGGATGTTTCTGCCGGAAACTTCCATATTGATGATTCTTTCATAGTGCCCCAGGTCAAGGTCCGTTTCCGAACCGTCTTCGCACAAAAAAACCTCGCCATGCTCACGGGGCGCAAGAACCCCAGCATTAACATTCAAATAAGGATCAAGCTTAATAGGGGATACTTTGTGCCCTCTTAAATTTAGCAACAAACCAATAGATGCAGCAGATATACCTTTGCCGGTGCCACTGATTACACCACCAACTACCACTATGTACTTAGACATTTAACAACTCCGTAAACAGTATCACCCTAAATGAATCAGTCAAACCCAGCTAGTTTCAAAATTTGACTTTAGTGTCTAATCGAACCCATTAACACAATTGGCTCATTAGACAAAATTGATTCACTTAGGGTGTGCTGTTATATCAGTTGGCAAGAACCACCGGAACACGCCCATTCTCGTTGAACGCTTGTGTTGTCTTCTTCCTCGATCATACCACTATAATCAACATCCTTGTATTCTCGATTCAAATCGAGCCATGTCTTCCAGTTATTAACATCTTTCAAGCAATAAGTCATTTGCCTGTCATCGCCGCCGAAATATCTCTCGGCAAACTGTTTTGCACGTCTCACCCAATCGACCTGTAAATGGTACTGATTTCTAGCCTGGATAAATTCTTGGACACCAACAACATCGTCAACTGATGACACTGGTTCTGTTAATGGCGCTCCATATCCTAGCACAGCCTCACACGCCCTCCACAAATTATTGTCGAAGCAATGCAAGCCATCTACGATCAATCCACTAGCCATTATGCTTCCGTCACCATACATCGAAACAATTTCTTTCGGAGTATAAACAGCACACATGGGGGCTTGTGGAAAATCTTTGTCACCGGAAATCGGCAGCAAACTGATTCCGGCAAAAAATTTCCTGTTGTCGTAAATGAAATCGGCTACTTTGTCCCATTCATCAGGGCGTACATTAATTGTATTAGAAACGTTATGCATCAACCAAGATTGTGTGCAACGTTCTGCAACACGTCCATAAGTGACCCAATTTTGCTGGGTTAGCTTAACATGTTCTAAAAGAGTAATAGCGTCAAGATCATTCTTGGTTTTTGCACCATCTGGCACGGTTATACAGAAGGTCACAACCTCATCAGTCTTATTCGCAGACCAAACACTTCGCTCGACAGCGTGATGGTTGAATCGCTTAAACCACTGAAGAGGCGCTTCCATCTGGTTGCCCTGAATTCTTCTGAAATACCTCTTTGCATGGTGAGGATGGATACCGCTTCCAGTTCCAAGAACACAAGAAGTTGTTCCTGCTGGCTTGACACAAGTTGCTCTGGCACAAGGATTAATCCCCAATTTAGGAGCAATTTCCTCATTGGTCTTGAGTATTAGTTCGGCCATTTCACGTTGAAGCTTGGCATCAAAAATAATATCGGGATTATCCATCATGCCAGTGATAGAAACTCCCAATAAAGCCTCACGTTCAACGATTTTCTTGGTCACACTACCAAGATAATCAAAATCAGAATAACCAGCCTGCAATGTCCCAATGATAGCACCAGCAACCGCTGCCTTGATCCAATCTTCACGAGACTTGATTTTTCTTCCATTCTGCTCGCAAAGATTGCACATCTGCCAACCAGATAGACCAGATTCTACTTCAACGGGCCACATGCCAATTTCTACACAAGGATTAACTACTAATTCAGTGCTGTCTGCCCATACAAACCCTGGCTCACCGAATTCTTTAACTGCCTCCATCAAACGCATAAACTCTTTTTTGCTTGTCTTATTCCTTACAAGCAATGCCGAATTGTTGGAGCGTGCCCTTTGTGGATTTTCATGGAACCAATTTCCCACCTTGGCATTAATCATATCCTCATCATCTGGACTAAACAAACAAATACTTGCGGATCGACGCACGCCACCCGATAATACCGCATCGCTGCTATGCATAACAATATCGTAAGCATCAATAGAACGTAATCTGCTTTGCCCTCTAAGGATGCAGTTATCAAGTAAAGTTCTAATAATCTCAAGCGATCTACGCAATGGCTCTGGGCCTGGAGCTTTACCGCTACCAGAAGAAAGATAAGAGCCTGCTGGACGGATTAATGCATAATCGAACTCTACTTGGTAGCCCTCATATTCCGCAAACTCTTCATGGGGAATATAAGAGGCCAAAAGAATACCTAACGCATCAGACCACCCTTCGATGCTATCTGGAATAAGAAACTTCTTAACGGGTTTTGTTTTGTTGGGGTTTAGAAGTTTCTTGCTAAACTCAGGTAGTTTGGCAATATGGTGCTTTTGCACACTGAAACCTACGCCGCAACCACAAAGCAAAAGCCAAAATGACTCTTGGAAAAACCTAATTCGATCACAAAAACTTACAGTACAATTGTAAATTCTTGCGTTCTTTTTAAGGATGGGTTCGCCGCCGAATTGCAGGGCACGCTGCGAACCTAAAACTCTTTTTTGTCTAACTTGGTCGAATGCCCATTCGATTTTTTCCGCTAATTCAGGATACATTTCAATTCTAGCAGCGTACTTCTTCAAGTGCATGTTCTTTACACGCTCTACTGCTTCCTGCCATGTTTCCCTTCTTTTAGCTTTTGCGTTGTACCTAGCATACTTGCTATAAAACGTGTATTCTTGTAAAGCTTTAATTGACATTTCTTCAGTCCTCACTTCTCTCACATCTCCTGATCTAATTTAGCTGGGGAGATATGTAAGTGTTCATAACGAATTTTTTCGGCTATTAAAAATCAATGTGCTATATTAACTTGAAATAGGATAATTGGCAAGAATCAATCGCATTTTGTAGTAACTTCGTCCTTCATTTGGAGTTGTACTTTGTCACAACCATCTAACATTTGTAGTAAACTTTCGTTGTGGTCAATGACAAAAACCTGCTTGTCCTTGGCAAGTTCGCAAATCATCCGATAAATGCCTTCAACTCCAATTTCATCCATATTCATGGACACTTCATCAAGAAAAACAACAGATGGAGACGCACCAGAATTCAACTCACGGATGTGAGCAAATGATTGCCCCACACTAAGGTTCAATCGCCTTCTTTGACCACCTGACATGCCGTGGTACACATAAGGTCGCCCTTGAAATGGGAAACGATCAATGGTTTCATTGAAATTGGAATCAAAAATCAGTTTAATCTTATTATCAATCAAAAACTGTAGCCAGTAAGATATTCTGGAATTGAGAGCAGGAACGATGCCCTCAATAACATACTTTCTAATACCGTTATCTCCAAATGCCTTAATCCAGAAATCATAATATGGCATTTGTGATTCTGCTTCGTCCAATTCCTTTTTCTTGTCCTTAACGGAATCTGTCATATCCACAACCTCTTGTACCAGAGATTGTTTAATAGACTGAAATGGTGAAGGACCGTTGATTTCTTCTTTCTTAGCCTCCACTTGCTTTTTCAGTTCCTCAATCTGATCCTGAATCAGCAGTTCTTCAACATCCGCAGCAGGTTCTTTAACTTTGGAAAGCTCTGATATTTCAGAATGAATCTTAGTTATATCACTATTGGTTTTATCTAACTCTTGTTTCTTTTGAGTAATACCCTTTTCCACTTTGGTTTTACTGGTTGTAATGGTTTGCAAATCTGTAGAGGCAGATTCCAAATCCTCAACAAATTGCGGCAAATTTGCACTATGCTCATCAACAACTTTCTGAGCCTGCAACATTATATTTTCAAAATTATCCTTGGTGATCTTGCTAAGACAATAAGGGCAATCCTTGCCAATTTTCTTAGCAGCATCTTTTATGATCTTCTCATTTTCAGATATCAATTTTCTGCAATCTTCTACTACTTTATGGGCCTGATTATACTTATCGGTTGCCTTTTCATGGTTAGAATTTAGTGTTACAATTTTGGGCGCAACATCTTCCAAAATCTTGGCAACACTAACCTTCTTGGCTTCCAATTCCAGAAGAAGCGTATTGAGTTCCTTGATTCGCTCTTGAGCTTCACAATATTTCGCTAGAGCGGCACCAGTGTCGCTTTTGTCTAACTGGTCACGTTTAGCCTTCAAGCTTTCCAACAACTTCCTCAAATCCTTTTCCTTGGATTCTTTCCATTCCTTTTCTTGTTGTTCAATCTTCGTAATGCGTGTTCTAGCGGCATCTAGGTCGCTTAACAAATGCTGATAATCATTGGCCAGCAACTTTACGTTATCTTTGACCTTTTTGGCCAAAAGCTTCGCTGAATCCGAATAGCCTCTATACTTTTCCAGAGAAAGTAAATTCTCAACTATTTCACGCTTAGTAGGCGTGTCGCACTCTAAGAAGCAATTAGTGTAATCATCTGTGAAGATAAATATGTTCACAAATGTTTCATAGTTTAGACCTATTAGTTGTTCAATGTATTTCTGTGTCGCTGGCATACCGCCTAAAGTAATTTCCGTAGTTTTATCCCATACGCCATCTGCACTCTTCCAAAGCCGCAGTCCATCTGGTTTACGGGTTCTAACCACTCTATAATCGTCCCAACAAAGCTCCACATGCAAAGCCTTGCCGGATTTATTGTTGATAATGTCGGCATGACCAAGCTTTTTTGGTTTCTTAATCGTCTTGCCAAAAAGCGCATAGACTGGTATCTCTGGTAGTGATGACTTCCCGACACCATTGCTGGCCACTTTGTCTTCGTTTTCTACATCTAGGTTCTGCCCTTTAACAACAACGATGTTCCCATATTCGGAAAACTTCAGTTCAATTCCATCTGCTCCAAAGCAGAGAAAGTTCTTTGCTGAAGCGTATTTCAATTTCAACTTACGCATAGGTTCTCCTTGTGGAACACAAAACTAACAAATTACTTGGTTTTCTTCAAGCTTGGTTTTACTACAAGTTTAGGAAACGAAGGGTTGCCATTATAGAATGAAATCCATTTGCTATAAACCTCTGGGAATTTGTTTCTCAAATGAAATTTTGCACTATCTGCCGAATATTGCATGTTACTTGGTATATTCATGACCTTAACCTTCTTGCCATCTTGGAAATAAGCATGGTTCCATAAAAGATCATTGCCAATTGCTTTATTCCATGTGGAGTCTTGAACTGAGACAAAGCCAAAATCATTGCCAAATATATTCAGACAAACCAATGCTGAGTTATTCATGGGGTTAATCAAATCGTTATACAAACAATGCTCGATAAATTTATCAAAAATATTGAGTAATTTGGCATTAGTGGCAAAAAAATCTAAGCTCAACAAAGCACCATGTTTCCTTGCAGAGTGTTTTAGCAACTCATACAAAAAAACAGGTTCATTACTAACACGGTCATCAATTCCAAAAGATTCTAGCGAATGCCCATGAGCAAGACAGTGGTTTTGCTCTTTGCAACAAACAAATTTACTTTTAGCCAAGTCGAAAACATCTGCTATGTTATCTTGGAAATATGATGTATGATCCCAATAAGCAAGCACAGCATTTTTACCATGCATGAAATTAGAAAGAGTGCTTATTATATCAAGATTTCTAACATCGTACTTAGCTTCAATCGGCACACGGATAACGTTGATTCCATCCAAAAAATTACGTTGTTTGGCCGACAAGCCACAGTCCACTACCACCACATTGCCCATATAATGGGCAAGCTCTACTAATGAGCCAAGCCACGAAAGCCCCCAAAAGCTCCAAGAAGTTTCATCAAAATTAGTTGCTATGAATCTACTGGTGTTTGACATATTTGCTTACCTACTTCCAAAAGTTTTTCCTTATCTAAGCTAGTGTCGCTGGACTGCTTAAACACTGCTTCGATGTATTTTTCAAGCATCTTATCTTCATCATCCAGAATAGCCTTGGCATCATCAATGATATGTGCTTCATCCTCATGCTTCACAGGCATAATCTCAAGAGTTGCAGGCTTCTGCCCTTCCAGTCCTTTCTTTAATTCTACTACAGTGGAACTACTTATATCATCAACTGCTATCCTGATGAAGTTCTTGGTTATATCATATTTATCAACATCTTTTTCTGGGATGATGAAATGTTGAGGGCTAAACTTATTCCTAATGTATTCTCTGCTACCATCTTCCAGATCAAATTCGATTATGTGTTTGTGTTGAAACGCTTCACCGAAAGTCAACTGCAATGTTGACCCGACATATTCAGCATTCTTT